ATAATGACTACACCTGAACCACCTGCTGCAGCTGTTCGCGGAGAAGAACTACCACCACCACCACCGCCACCACCACCAGAAGTAGCAGTTCCAGCACCCGGGTTATTGGTTGTAGCATCAGAACCTTTACCACCGCCACCTGAACCACCACTGGGACCAGTTCCAGTTCCGTCTCTACCACCACCACCACCACCTGCGTAAGCAGTTGATGACCCTGAAATAGATGTTGTTATACCGCTACCGCCAGCACCGCCACCTGCACCTGTCGCACCTGCCGCGCTTCCACCACCGCCACCTGCTCCCTGTCCTGAAGCATTTGAGTTGTTTCCACCAGCGTAACCTTCGTTAGCCGTACCTGCTCCGCCTGTTCCTGCGCCTGCGCTAAAAGAAGTAGCACCGCCACCTGAACCACCTGAAGCACCATTCAAAGAAGAACCACCGATATTACTACTTCCACCACCGCCACCTGTTGTGGAAATAGTAGAAAATCCGCTTCCTGCAATAGAAGAAGTAGAACCATTTGTGCCATTGGTATTACTAGCACCTGCACCTGCACCACCTGCGCCAACTGTAATTGTGTATGTAGTTCCACCCGTAAGAGTTACTGATGAAGGAACAGAACCTCCACCACCTGTTTGTGAAACAGTACAACGAACACCACCAGCACCACCGCCACCGCCTGTGTCAGTTCCTCCACCACCGCCACCAGCGACAACAAGATAGTCAGCAGTTACAGTTAGTCCAGTAGATTGGTCCCAAAAGCGGGTGTATTTAGGCAACCCTGCAGTAAGGCGGGAATTACTAAAACGAGATACAGCCATAATGGAAGTTACTCCCTTAAGTTAGTTAAGCGATTTCGGAGCCAAAAACATTGAATGACATATTAGCGCTAGATGCGTATACAGTGATTACATCTGAAGCATCTATTGTTATGCCAAGAGTTAGTGCGGTTGAGTCATTTGCTGCAATAGCGACATCGTAGGCTAGGTAGTGCTCATTAGCCAATGTAGCCCCATTTGGGCGTACTGCGATGCGGTATGTGCCAGCAGATGCTGCGCGATTGGTAACTACGATTGTTGAAATCACAGTCTGTGTTGCTGAAGGAACAGTGTACGCAGTCGTAGCAGTTGTTGCAGACGGCGCGACCTGACCTAGTACCTTATAGGTTGTTGCCATTTATTTTTTCTCCTCGTTACATTCCACCCAGTAATAGGGCGGTTGGTGTTGGGTCTGTTGTTATTGATGCCCACGAAGCGGATGTTCCGTCTGTGGTGAGATATTCTCCTGCGTTTCCTGTCTGACTAGGTAGGGCATCAACAGTTCCCCAACTAGCAGAAGTTCCATTCGTTGTCAGATACTTACCGCTCTGACTTGTTTGAGATGGGACTACATAAATAGAAGATGTATCAAGAGATACAGTTACTGTACCGCTTGTACCTCCTCCGCTTAATCCTGTGCCTGCGGTAACGCCCTGAATATCAGCAGAGGCGTTGTCGGCATTAGTTCTTGCCTTTGTCATTATGCTCCCATCAATAGAAGTGGATTGAAGGTTTCACTTGCCGGGGCTGGTGCCCATTTGACTCCTAGCGCTTCACTAGAGTCGGTAGTAAGAACATAGTCATTGGTTGCTGACACTGTTAATTTACCCACAGTATCTGCAGCGCTGGCTACAAGTAAATCTCCCTTTGCATCAAATGCTGTTGGAGAAATTGCATTAGCCACTGCAAATGCTTGGAAGTTAATAATCTCAACAACATCGCTTGCTGCTAAAGCAGGTGATAGTCCGGTAATACTTGTGCCGTTAGTTGCTGTGTAATCTTCGGTGCGAACAAGCATTACACCATTTAGGTATACCTGCTCTTTGCCTACTGTGTAAGCAAGGGTTACTCCGTTATCATCAGGACCGGATAGGCTTGTTTCTCCACCGGCTGCAGTAAATCTGAATCGGTTAAGAACTGCTGTAGATACCCAATCAGACCAAGCGCTTCCTGAGTAAACATACATTTGTCCTGCTGTAGTATTCCAATAAAGCGCACCAGTTTGAAGCGCGTTACCATCATTGTCTACTGTAGGAGCAACTGCCTTAGCGCCAAGATAAATGTCATCAAATTGGTCAAAGGATGCTGCTGCACTAGAGGCAGATGTGGCTGCTGAGTTAGCAGATGTAAGAGCAGATGATGCTGAAGTGCTTGCACTTGAGGCAGATGTAGCAGCAGATGTAGCACTTGTTGCTGCACTGGTTGCCGAAGTTGCTGCAGCAGAAGCATAAGATGCAATTGTTGCTACAGAGTTTGCAGCAGCAGTAGCCGAAGCAGCAGCACTCGTTGCACTTGTTGATGCAGCCGAGGCTGAGTTAGATGCAGATGTAGCACTTGTATCAGCAGCACTAGCACTATTAGATGCTGAAGTTGCAGAGGTCGCTGCAGCCGTTGCACTGCTTGCAGCGCTTGTAGCACTTGTTGCTGCTGCGGTAGCAGATGCTGCAGCACTGGCTGCACTTGTAGCAGCAGCAGTGGCAGAACCCAAGATGCTATCTACATAATCTTTTGGTGTTGCCGAAGATGAAACCATGCCCGCACTGGATAGACCAGTAATGACTGGGCTACCTGAAATGGTTGGGCTTGTTAAAGTTTTGTTAGTAAGAGTATCTGTGGTATCTCTTAAAACTACTTGACCAGTAGCATCCGGCAAAGTAATAGTTCTATCAGCCGTTGGGTCTGTTATGGCTAATGTTGTTTCATAAGCATCAGCCGTAGCGCCTTCAAAAACAAGTGAGGCGTTACCAACGACTCCGGTAATAACCGGACTAGATAAAGTTTTGTTACTTAAAGTTTGTGTTTTAGATGTACCAACTACATCACCATCGCCAGTAGCCAAACCATGAACATGGGTTTGGTTTGCTGTAGCAAGAATGGATGAATCTGTGTCGTATCCACGAGCAGCGATGTGAACCTGTGACTCACGGAAGTCACGACCTGATACACCATGGCGTACAACCGCACCGGCTGAGTGAGCCACAGCCTGCGTATTGTCAGCACCACGAGTTACTGTAAGTGTTGTGCTGGAAGCAGCAGTTACTGTGACAACTTCTTCTTTAGAAGTATCGGGGTCAACGATAAGTGTGTATGGCAACGATGACGGGAAACCGCTAACCGATGCAACGATAAAGGATGTGTTTGACTGCCCCTGTGATTGTGCGGGGATGGATGATTGGAGCGAGGTTTCTACTGCGGTTGAGGAGTAGTACCGCGCTGGTGAACCGGGGTCGCCTGCTGCCATTTTTTACCTATCTCTGATAGTGGGAACGGATTGGATACTGACGGCGTTGATTATTCGCCACTTCGTTTAAACGCTGTTGATAAATGTTGTACAAGAATCTGGCAGCGTTCTGCCCAGAGCCTGTTGGTCGCACGCCATCTATCATGTCTGCAGCAGCAGATTGAGGACCAAGGCGTGATGGGTCTAAGAATGAAATCATACGGAAGGCTGCGCCATAGATGACTACATCCTCTGAGTATGATGGAAAACCTGATACTGTTTCGTAATCATCGCTATCATTAACAAGTAGCGTTGGGCGTTTACTGTATGCAATGTGTACAGTTTGTCCGGGTACAATCTCTGAGTAAATTGAAATGCTCTTTCCATTGGCAAAGGCATCGGTATCGGCTGTGCGGTCTAATTGCCATGCACGAGCGGGGAACCATTCTTTAGATGGACCTACGATTGAGTAAGTTACGGAAAGTATATTCTGTACAGCCGATGGAATTGAGTAAGAGTACTGCGCTGCTACATAATCAAAGTCGTATGAGCCAACGGCAAACACGCTTGGGTACATAGAATCAATTGTGTTATTGATTGCGTTCTTAATCTCTTGCCGTGGGAATGTAGGGCTAACTGTTACCTTGGCATTAGAACTATGAGCAGCAGCAGTAGTGCCACGCTGCGCTCTACCCCAAGGCGCGATAGTTAAGGTATTAGCCACATTGTCTGTAGAGTTAACAAATACGATTTCATCGTTAATTTGTACATAGCCACGCCCTACAACTGAAGCATCATAAACAGTCATGCTTGTGCTTGTGCTAGTAGCGCTGGTAGTTAGCCATGTGCTTGGCTCGGTATTCTCCGTATAGCCATGGAGCACAGACTCAACGCGGTCTGCTAGTTGTCCAAAGGTACTCATAGGTCAATGCTCCTTAAGGCATCCACGGCTGATAGCCCAGAGGTACCAGCAATCTCATTGCATACGGCGTTTAAACCTTTATAGTCATTTGGCTGGCGAGTGGAACTAGCCTTGATATTAAGGGCACCAAGTAGTCCTAGACCAGAAGTGCCAGCCCACGCGTTAGCAGCCCCTACAAGGGCTTTATAGGCGGTTATAGCCGGGTATGTACCACCATTGGCTAGACGATTCATCTCGCTGGTTAGCGTGCTTCCTGCCACTCCTGTTGCCATTACTTGCCTTTCTTCTTCTTACGAGCCACGGCAGCGTTATCTACTAGGTTCGGGTACTTGCGACCCGCAGCCTTTGCACGAGCCTTGGCTGCAGCCTTCTGTGCAGAAGTCAGTTTTGTAGATGTACGCTTCGGATTCTTTGTGTCCCAAAATGCTTTCCTTTTCACCACTTCACCCTGTCTGCCCAGTACGCTGCAGACATCTTGCCTTTGGCAATGTTCTTAGCGTGACGGGCTTTAAATGATGCTTGGCGCTTGGTTGGCTTCTTATCGCCAGTAACGCCTTGCTGTCCAAAACGGATTGTCTTTACTTGGCTACCTTCTTTTGCTACCACCACATGTGACTTAGTTGGGTGGCTTGGTGTGCGCTTTGGCTTGTTGAAGCCTGATACGCCAGCCCTTGCTAAACGAGGGTCACGCTTTTTGCTTGCCATATTCGCCGTACTTTCCTAACACTGCTCTGATTGTGCCGTTTTTATTAAGCCGTACCACCATGCCATTTTTAATTTGCACTGAGTTAAACTTGCGATACGGCTTGTATTTTCCTGATGACACTACTTCTTCTTTTTCTTAGCCATCTTTGCTTCGCTCATTGCAATAGCAACGGCTTGATTACGCTTTGTAACTTTAGCGCCGGAACTAGACTTTAAGGTTCCTCGCTTGTACTCGCCCATTACTTTCTTAACTTTCTTAGCAGCAGCCTTCTTCTTCATTAGTCGTAGTCCTCATTTTCCATATCTTTGTATGACATACCTACTGGCACTTCGCCAATGCGCTGGATTGGCTTGTTATAGATTGCTACATTTGGAGCCTTTGGAAGTTCTGTAGGGGTTCTTCCACCAACACCATAAGGTGTTACAGTTCCGAAGCAGTTGCACTCAATGCACATTATTCTTCCTCATCTTCGTAAATGTCCTCATCTTCAATGGTGGGAGAGGGCAGTCCCCACAGTGGCTCTGGGATGATTGGGTTAGTCGTCATCATCTTCATCCAGCATCCGCTTAATCTCATCCTCAGTTGGTGCCTTATATGACACCCAACTTGGATAAGAACCTTTATCCATTACAAATGACAGGGCTACATCAGCCTTAAAGCCAGCCTTGAGCAAAGAGTTGTAATACTCGTTAAGCCAAATACAGTACATTTCAAGTTCTGTGTATGACTCATCTTTGACTGTGCGAACGCGCTTTTGTGGTTGTTTCTTTGGTTTGCGAGCAGCCATGATTCCTCCTATGCTCCGTATGCCTTTCCTGTTTTATCTGAAATCTTTATTGCTTCTTGAATCTTCTTCATGCTAGTTCCGGCAGGTTGTATGCCCTGTGCTCTAGCATCTTTGTAAGCCTTAAGTTCTGCATCCCATTTACGGGTTGACATAGATAGTCTTGAGTTAGCATCTCCGGCATTTAGATTTAATGTACTTACCTTGCAGCCGAAGCAATCTTCTACAAATTCAGGGTGTACTTGTCTTTGATGTAGGCTCATGCTGGTGTTATGTACGCTCCATACCCTTGAGCCACTAGAGCATCGCGGGTTGTTTGGTCAATAAGGGTTGTGGTACCGCCTTGGTAATACTCTTGAGCAGCCAAGGTTTGTGTTTGGCTTGGATACCGATAAGAGGAATATACTCCGTTTAAACGCAAGACAGATATGCCACGGGTTATCTTGTAGCGCTCAAACAAGATGTTATCACCGGCAGGTGTTTCATCTACTGTTGGAGTAGTGAAGTAATAGTTTGCCATGGTCCTCCTAATGGACTCACCCCGAAGGGCAGACTTTTCAAATATGCCTGCCCCGCAGAGTCAATCAACTACAGAGCAGCGATTGAAGAACCGCTTTCAATGCGATACAACGCTTCTTCGCGGTAACGGCTCCATCCAAGAACGCCGTACCATCCGATTGGGCGGAAACGCATCAATCTATCGGTAACTGGTCCGATAACTACATTTGGCTCCTGAGCAACGGCTTCTGCCAATGCTTGCTTTCCGCAAAGGATTGTGCGGAATACGCGGGTAACAGGAGTTACAGTAATCGTTGTAGTTACAGCAGCAGTGTGTGCAATATCTACAGTGATTGTGGTTGTTGAACCAGAAGTTGCAATTGCAGTAATCTTGGCACCTGAAGCGATACCAGTTGCAGCAATCTTGTCGCCTACCTCAGCGCGGGTTGCAATAACCGAAGTTGTAGCAACGCCAACAGTGAAGCCACCGGATGTACCATTAACTGTAGGAGTTGTGGTAGCAAGCGCGGTCTGGTCTGCACCATCCTTAGCGGAGTACATGCGTGGGTTCTCAACGAAGAACGCACCTTCGTAGGTTCCGATGGTTCCAGCAAATAGATTGCCGAGTGAAGCATCGGTGTGTGCGTGGGTATCACGCCAGCCGACAGAACCTGATTCTGCACGGAGGTCGTGTGATACTTCTGGGTGGATACCAACCCAGTAAAGGCTTCCAGCGCGTGGAACAGCCTTGTTTGAGCGCAACTTAGCAACAGCCTTGCGGATGTCAGCAGAATCAAGAGTTGCTGCTGCTGAGATTGTCGCGGTGCTGGTTGCGGTTGAGCCGGAGTAAATAACATTGTTGCCCTGACGAAGCGTGGTTTGTGCCACGATGTCAAGAGAGTCAGCCATGTTAAATGCGATGATGTCTGCAACAGCAGGGTCAACATCGGAGAGAGAGAACAACTGGAGTTTGCGAGTTACGAGTGATGCGTTGCCGTACTCAGTAAGAGTAACGGAAACTGTATCAACATCGCTAAGTGCAACTGCATCTGGGTCAGTTGTTTCTGTGAGTGCAGAAGTTGCAGCAGCCAAATCGTTGTAAAGTGAGAATACAACGGATGACCCCGGCATAGCCTGTTGTACAGGCTTCTTATCGGCAACAGCACGAATCATCGGCTGTGCGCGAAGGGCAAATTCAACATAGCGGTCATAAGCGGTTTTGACTAAACCACCGAGAGCCGATGTGTCTGTATATGCCATTTAGGTTCACCTCCTGTGGTGATTGGTTGATGAATAAATAAGTTAATTCAAACC